CGGTTGAGCAGGATACCTAGTCGGTTAAGTTCGTCAAACTTACCCTTGAGGAGAACGCCCATAATCCCGACTACGATCGACAGGACGGCGTTCCAAAGCATCATTTCCATGGGTCACCACTTTTCCTTGTCGGCCCAATACGCCGCGGACATCGGACCTTTGGCGATGTTCTTCGCGTGCCGCGCCTTGAAACTGGCGCGTTTTTTCTTCATGCGTTCAGATTCACCCGCCTTGGGCTTGCCCGCCGTCTCAGCACCTTGCTCACCGAACCGGATCACCTTTTCCTTTCCACCAGCGCACGCTTTCACAACGTGGGATTTTTTGGGGTGGTCCGGCGTGCGCTTGGGCTTGTTGCAGGGCATCTCAGACTTCTTAACGGGCTTCGTAGCCATGATTTACTCCTCAGAAATAGGTTCAACCATTTGAACCTGTTGCAGCCCCATGTCGGCAAGTGCTGTTTGTGCGTCTCCGAACCTCACCACGCGGGGCCACGCCACGTCGTTGCAAATCCGGTCCAGCTCGTCATTGAACCAATAGCCCGTGCTCCAATAGTGGGTCGCCGGTTCCTCGCCTGCGGGCGAGAGCGGCGCGGTGAAATAGTTTTCGCCAAGATCGGCTTGGGCTGCGGCTTGGTCGGAGGCGGTGACGAATACGGAGGCGAAGGTCGAGTCCATGTCGTTATTCCTTAGTAAGCCTTGGTCTTGCTGTTCATATAGTTTTCCGCCGACGCAATCTGCCCTGCGGAGAGGTTTGCGCCAAACCGCACCACAAGGCCGTAGAGGTGGCCATTGAATGGCAGGGATGTGCCTGCACGGCGACCGATGTAGAGCGGTGTATTCAGTACATTTCCTGTTACTGCCGTTCCTGTAAAAGTACCAGTTACTTTTGTTGGCACAACGCCATTGACGCGAAGATTTGTTTTAGAAAGTGGAGCCGCACCACGGTCAAACACAGCTGATATGGTGTTTGTACTAGGTGCCGGATACACGTTTTGCGTCGTAAATACGTCAAAATCCCCAACTTGTGTTCCAGCGTTATCGCTCACAGCCACGTAATAATTTGCAAATGGCGAAGACGCACCGGCAAAAGTTGGAGTGACTGAGGTTTGGACAGAAACCCCATTAACTGTCCAGTACGTATCTCCTGTTTCAACAACCACCCCATTAGTAGCATCACTCAGCTTCCGCACCCCCGCAAACACCTGCACTTTGTCCGTGCCCGGCGTGATCGTGTTCGTGACCAGCCAGTCATCTACGCCATCAAAGAGGAGGTATGGCTTGAACTTCGCCGGATCGCTGTCGTAATCCGTTGCCGTGTTGACGCGCTGGTATGGCAGGTCTGCTTGGTCGGCTGGGACTAGGGATGCGCCCCAGATGTAGACTGTTTGATTTTGTGTCGGTACGGAAATAATAAACCCTCCGCTATTTGCACCACAAACCAAATCGCTAATTACACACCTGTACCACCCATTACCAACACTAATAATTGATGATGTTCCACCGGATACAACACCGCCCGTTCCTACAGTACTCACTACCCCGGCAGTTCCAGGCCCAGATAAAGTAAATGTCGCTGCCCGACCATTACCATTGAGAGACCAAGCTAAAAAAATTGTCGAAGAAGTTCCAGCTTTTGCATACACGGAAATCGTGTATGTCCCAGCCAGAGGTTGGGATACATATACTGAGCCGCCTGAGCCGGTAGCAGTTAGAGTGTCCGCTGTCAGCGTACCGTTTGGCGCGGTAGTAGCATTAGCCGTCACCGTAGCGACGTATCTACTCCACACCGCATCATCAAACTGCTCAGTCTTCGTCAGCAGGTTGTATCTCGCACTCAGCACTGGCCTGCTGGTCGCGGTCGGCTGACTGGCGTGGTTGCCGGGGAGTTCGCGGACGGAAACGTTGTCGATATATGCTACTTCACCAGCAGCAGAAGATGTCCAAGTAAATGCAATCGACTCAATATTAGCCCCAGAAGGAACCGGGTAGTCTGTGTAAAAACCTGTCTGACCAACGATCCGCGAAAAGGTGTGCCTAACTATTACGCTAACTGCTCTGCCAGTTGGGGGCTGCAAAAAATAAGAGGCCTTTACTCTATTAAAAACTCCGCTAGCATTTGAAAAGAAGACTGAAGTGTAGCCAGAAGCATTTGATGTTGCTTTGAGCCTACCATTTTCTACAGACAGCGTTACGTTGATACCACTCCATCCATTTGTTGCTGTAAATGGTCCACCATTCGTCACCAGCTCCGGCCCAAGCACCAACCCCTTGCTTTTATCCAGCATCAACCCAACGGGCTGCTCGACAGCGGTAACGGGCGTGGTGCCTGCGGCGTCCTGAAACAGCGTAGAAAGATCGGAGGGGTCGTACCAGACACCGGGCTCCCCATTGGCAAAGAGCACGGAGGGCGACCACGCGCCGCCGACACGCAACGCACCATAGTAAGCAGGGAGCGAGAACCCGAAGCCGAACGACATGTCAGTAAATCCGCAGAAGATTAGTAGCGGTGGTGTCAGTGGACCAAACGCGAATAACCTGGACAGGAATAACGCTGCCCGTTTGAAGGCCAATGAAGGTGACTTCATCACCCTGCGCGGTAGTAACCTTCACGTTACCAGCACCACCAACGTAGATCACCGAAGGTGATTCGAGATTTACCGTATCGCTGTTTGAGAACGTGGCAGCGCCGCCCGGAAACATTGGAAATGTCGGGCTGTAATTTGTCTGCTGGCCCATTTGTTACTCCTTGGGTTTTGCGTTGTCGTCTTTAGGCTGAACTTTCTGAGCACGAGTGCGACGAGCTGGTTTCTCCGGCTCTTTGGGGGCCGTAGCCCCCTCGCGGCGCTCAACTGGCGTGAACGTAGCGCCTTTCATGGCTTACTTCTGCACGTAGAGGACCGTGACAACGAAGCGGCCAGCAGTCAGCGTGGCAGTGCCGACAGCGCAACGAACAAACACCGAGGTATCTGCAGTGGCCGAGGTCAGCCAAGCCAGCTGCGTAGCATCTGTAGGAGCGCCACGGAAACGCCCGCCAGCACTGGTATTAACCGCAGCGACAAGCTGCGCGCCACCCGAAGCCGTACCCACCGAGACCGTCGTCGTACCCGTTGCGGCAGCGACCACCTGATCAACCACGATATCAACGATCTGAGCGCCAGCAGGCAAGGCACCAATCTTGACATCGTAATTACCAACCCCATCACCCGTCAGATCGCCAGAATCGTAGGACTGGGAAAGAACCGCCAGACCGAGATTGACAGCACTGCCTTCGCGAACAGTACCAGAGCGGAGCGGGCCGGAGAACGTAGAGGTGCTCATTGCTATATCCTTATGCACAAGTAACCCAGAAGTCTGTGCATCGTCCGCCGAGTCGGTCTGCTGGGTTGAAGAAAGGTCTCGGATGTGCTTGTTATAGCATAAAAAACCCCCGTTGAGGGGTAAAAATCACGCGGTCCAAATCCACTTTTGATTGCCAACTCCGTACAGCTTGCGGTACCCAGCGGCTTCGCAAATTTCGTTCTCTGTCTTTTCGGGCGAGAAAAACGCACCAAACACAGGGTGGGCCTCTAGCTTGTGCTTTTGCGTCTGATACCGTGGAACGCGCTTCATATCTTTGGGAGACACCCACCAGTAATCCGGCTGCGTAATGCTATCAAGCTCGAACCCAGCCGCTTTGTAGACATTACCAACACCGTACCGAAGGTCACAATAGCTAACCACTTTGTCAGGCGCGTAGTCACGTACAAACGCTTTGAACAGCCGTGAGAACCCACCGACAACTGTACCAACCGAAGCGTACCGCAACACTTCCCACGCAGCGGCAGAAACATGTGTCATGGAGCCGCCACGAGCCTTACAAAATGTCGCCGTTGCAATGAGATTCTCTCCGTCGTAAAGGGCGTAGGCCACCTGCGCATTACCAGCCCCCTGCAAATGGTGTTCAACCAAAAAGTCTTTGACATCTACAGGCGGTACAGCGCTAACAGACAATTTTCTAGCAAACAAACGAGGTGACACCCCTAGGATTGAGCGTAGCCGCGCTTCAACTACAGCGCGTTTGTTCACCCATTCGTCTTCGAACACTTGAACCAGACGTATTCCGTTCTTTTGTGCCACTTCCCACTTAGCCCGATGTACTTTTTTGTCGGAGGCACGTTTGGTGGAGTGGTAGTGAAGGCCATGGTGTTCGATAGCTACGCCAAGAGAAGGTACCCAGATGTCCGCTTCATACTGGTCCAAAATTCCGGCGCGAGTAACATCTTCTTCTATGGCAAGCCCAAGCCCTCTAACAAAGTCTGCTAGGGCTTCCTGCGGACGAGAACGCTTATGATTGCATTTGGTGCAAGCCATTCTTCCGGCCAAATGGTTATACGGTATCTGCGAAAACCACTTATCGTGCTTAACACAGCAAAGATCAACAGCCTGCTTTGCATGCACATATTCAACACGGCTGTAGTCAAAAACCCCATCGCCCCAAAGCTCAATAGACTGACGAATAAATGCTTCGCGGGTCTTTACCTGTAGCGCCCTAGTCCGTGCGGTGCCGCACTTTTTGCACCCCTTGCCCTGAATATGGTTGGTTGGGCTGACCATAAACGGCCCGTGGTGGGGGCAAATAACCTCCAACGGAGTGTGCGCAGAGACGTATTTTGCTCGGCTATAGTCGTAAGCCCCGCTATGTTTTTCTATTGCGACGGACACAAACGTATCGAGGTTGTTGTATGCACGAACGCGGTCTGTAGTAGGCGAATAAGCACGAGCACTGTCTATACGCGCGCAATCCATACACTTGCCAATTGAAGTAAATCGCGGGGCAAGGTGCCCATGCAGGCACGGCTCCCCTGTGAAATACCACTTGCTGCCGGTAGCTTTTGCATCAGCTCTACTACGCGGCAAAGAATGAATGTCTGGTCTCATTTTGCCCCCGAAGACAACTTGTACGACTGAAGATAGTTTGTACAACAGAAGACGACTTGTACGACGGGGACAATATATACGACGCGCAAACGAAAAGCAACAAAAACATGTGCAACAACTTTGACGGGCAAGAAAAAACCCCGCCGAAGCGGGGCTTGGAACCCTTAGTCGCTCACGCCACTGGAGTAGCGCTCCCTGACCTTGCGGCGAGCATTTTCTCTCGCCACACCGGGTCAGCCCAAAGAGCCTTCACGGCGGAGCTTTTTGCCGCCCGTACCTCCGCACGCGACGCAATCTCACGGTTTCGCTCTGCTTGCGCCTCAGCGTACTCGGGGTTTTCCCACATCTCTTTCGACCGCTGAGATGTCTTCGTACGAGACTCGTCCGTAGACCTGCCCCGCTTGATACCGGCAGTAATTTTGTCGCGCTTTTCTTCCCACAGCTTCTTGGAGTTTTCAGACTTCTTGGCGCGTTGCTCTGGGGTGCCTTGTACGGCCTTCTGTCGAGCCCTGACCTTCTCAACGTACGCAGGGTTTTTCCAGTTAACCAACGAGTTTTGGCGGTCGGCCTCCCGTTCAGCGTCGGTCTTGACGTGACCTACTACACCTTCCCCACCATCTGTCCGGTTGAACAGCGAACCAGCACCTTTATCACGACGCCCGTACAGCGCGATGAGTCGAATCTCTTCGTCAAAAACCTCCTGCTCAACTTCCGTTTCGAATACACGCTCGCAGATCGGCTCAAGGCCGCGCTGCCGCAAATGGGACAGGAAATCCTGAAACGGCTTGTTGTGAGATTTACGGGTCCAGTGCGCGGTGTCTCGGTCACCCGTACCCTTACCGACATACACGACCTGCAAGTTTTTCGTCGGGCGCGGGTCTTTGTAAACGTACACGTAAAACATAGTGGTCTCCTCAGTTACTGTGGGGTCATCGTACCACTATGTACGGAGACTTACAACTTTTCGTAAAACTACGAAACAGCAGCGGCCCGTAAACTGCAAAACCCTCCGTGCAATAAAAAACCCCGCCGAAGCGGGGTTCCGTGATTCCCTTTGTTTACAAGGACTTACGACGAACCCGGCGAACCAAAGATGCCGAGCGGGTCACTCACGCCACTCGAATAGCGTTCACGGGCCTTGTAACGCACGTTACCACTATCGAAATCGCCGTCCATGCCGGTCTTCATGGGGCTGCGAACGAAGTGCTTGAGGCCGTTCGGGATATCCGTGGTAAGGAACCACGCGTTCGGATCGGTGAGATAATGGTTGACCGCGTAGCCACCGGGGATAGTCCCATTGGTCTTGATTGCGTTCAGGTCATTATCGGACGTACCAACACGCTGCTCCGTTTGAAGGATGCGGGTGGCCACGAACATCAGGGCGGGCGGGATGATCAGCTTCTTGGGCTTGGCAGCGATCAGGAGACCGCGCTCGTCAGTCCAGGCAGCGATCTGGATCGTAGCAGCCTCAAGCGAGGTCTCGTTAAGGTCAGCGCCGACGGTCGGACGATTGGAGTTGGTGCCGCCACTCACCAGCGGGTGGTCAGTTGCGCAGAGAGACTTACCATCACCGTACGTTACGTTGGCGTTGAACGCTTGGTTCAGGATGGCGGCACACTTGACCTGCTTGGTGTGGGCCATCGAACGAGCAAGTGCCTTGGTGTAGCGAGCCGAAAGCGAGTCATAAAGGTTATCTTCGACCGCTTCTTCGGTAATTGCAAAACCCAGCGCGATGGTCTCGTGGGTGTAGCGAGCCGTGAAAGCTTCTTGCGCAGTGTCGTACGCAATGCCTGCACCTTCTTGCTTCACCGGAGCTGCGCCGAAGCCAGACAGCTTGGTTTCTTCTTCGAACGAACGATCCGAAGTTTCGATCTCGAAGATTTCCTTGTGCTCTTCAGGGTAACGCTTGTACTCCATGCCGAACAGGGCGTTCAGGCCCGGCAGGAGCTGCTTGAGCATTTGTGCGCGAGAAATAGCCATGTCAGTATCTCCTTACAGGCCAAGCGGGTTGTTGTAGGCGTGGAGACCTGCGTTGAACTTGACGATCAAGTTCTTGTAGGTATCCGACTCCGTCTCGGTGTCCACATCAACGATACGCATGGCCAGCGTCGAGGTAGCAGCAACGTTGCCCCAGTTGGCGCCGGTATCAAGGACGGCGTTGGAGAGACCAGTGGTGGCGTTGGCCGTGAAGGTCTTGAGCGCGACATTCTTGCCGATTGCAGCGCGCGGATCGCCCGACGAGGTATCGAACGTACCGATGGCGGTATCAGCTTGGCAGACGTAGAGTTGGTTCGGATCGTCGTTGACGTAAATCCAAACGTCCTTGTAGCCCGCCGTGATTGCGTTGGCCGGGATGTACTGGCCGAAGAGCGATTGCTTTTGCGACGGATCGACGAAACGAATACCAACACACACGCCAACGATGCCTGCCGTCGCGTCCGCGGAAGTCGCGGGGATTTTCGGCGCGACCGGAGTGGAGCTGATCGGAGTGGGGATGCCACCGGCAGCGAGTTGAATGACTTGGCCCACGCCAACTGCGACAGCGATGTTGGCACGGAGCTTGAATTGGCGGATTGCCCCGCCATTGGTCGGCGCACCGCCGATCGTATTGATCGGGCGAAGGCCGAAGGGAGTAGCCGTAGCAGGCATATCAATCTCCTAAGATTAAAAGGTGGCTCTTGCGAGTCCGCAACGCGGCTTAGCCGCGACCAAACGAGACCGACGATTTGCTGTCCTTGAACAGCGGCATACGCGGGTCATTCTCACGCATGAGGTTGTTATCCACGGCGTCCTGTTGATGTTGCGCGGCGTTCTGGTAGTGAGCGCTACGTGCCAACGCCATCTCTTCCGGCATCTTGCACAGGATCAGCCCACCCACTTCAACCAGACCGGAGTTCTTGGCATCCCTGTCCACAGACAGCGCCAGTTCCGGGTGATCTTCGAGTCGGCAGGGTTCCCAACCTTCACGAAAGCTGCGCGACGTATTCGTCGGATCATCGACGCCAAGCATCGACTTACGTACCCAACGAAACTCGAACCCCGGTTGAGGGGTAGGCGCAGGCAACAAATCTGCTGGTTGCCACAGCTTCGGGCGCGAATCAGTTTCGCGGTTCTGCAGTTCACGAGGCGTTCTCGACATTTCAGTTCTCCTTTTGCAGCTTGATGAGTTCTTTGGCGTACTCTTCGGGGGTAACGCCGAGTCGACGTGCCATCGCTACCTGCGTCTGAGTGAGCACTACCTTTTTACCTTTCGGGGACCGCCCGACTGGCGCGACAACGGTAGAGGGTTGCCGCTTTTGTGTTCCGAATTTATCCGGAAATACTGACTTCATGCGAGCGTCAATACGCTCGTAGTACTCATCGGTCGAAGGCGCGATACCTTCCTTAATGAGCTTTTGATGAACGCCCAGTGCAAAACTGGTCATTTCTTCATCTTTTCCAAACCATGTGTTTTTAGCGCCCCACTCCTTAGCGCGGGAGTCCGGCTCGGGCGGTCTAAACGGCTGGTCAGGTTGTTGCTGTTGTACCACAGGTTTTTGTTGCTGTAAAGGTTCTACGTGCGCATAGCGCGGTTGAAGTCCATTTACCTGCTGAAACTCCATAGACGCCATATTGAGCGCGTGCTGCGACTCAACTAATTTGTCTGCGTCACCCGCCTCGTAGGCTTCGCGATATGCACGTTTAGCACTCTCAAGCTGCAGCGCGGCGCGTTGTTTGGCTTGATCCAGGGCCCAATTCTCGCCTTGCTTGAGCTGTTGCAAATACTCTTGCCGCTCACGGTAGGCCATTTGCGCAATACGCGCGGCCTCATCTCGTTCACGAATGGCGGCTTCTTTAGCGCGGCGCTCGTCATGCCACGCCTTTTTCATTTGGTCGATGCGCTGCTTGACCTTGGCAGAATACTGCTCGACCTCCGGGTCCTCTTCTTCGAGCTGCTCTACGACTTCTTTGGGGAGCGGCTTGCGTCCGCGGTCTTCGGCGGGAGTATCGTCAATGATGTCGATCTCGACATCAGTGTCTTGCCCTTTGGGCAGGCCAGTTTCGTCGAACACCTGTTTGCCGGGATTGTCCAAATCCAGCTCAGACTCAAATTCTTCGTGTGCCATGTGTCACCTCAAATGCGCGAATAACCGCGGGGGTCTGCAACAACGCCTTCGATCGAGTCGTCATTCAGCAGTCTGAACTCTTTACCGTACAACTTGAACCGCGTGCCAGAGTAGGCGCGGATAATGACGAAATCACCCTCCTTACACCATGGACCGGTAGGAAACTTCGCCGTGTCCTTATAAGCGTCCGGGCCGAGCTGCAGCACAGCGGCAACGACGGTCGACACTTCTTCTTGCTTGCGGGTGATGTCGGCTTTGATAATGCCGCCTTCGAACGTTTCTTCCGATTGCGGAAGTGCTACGAGAATCTTGTAGCCACACGGGACGGGGAGACCGTCCTCCATTTCTTGTTCGGTAGGCTGATAGTCTTTACTCACGGTCCAACTCCTTTTCAAATGCGATCATCAGATCGTCGATTTCACGAACCACAACATCCAGCCCGTGAATGGTGCCCGCCAGATAGCGGTATTCGTCAAAAGAACTGGCACGGCCAGAAACAATGTAGTCCGCGACGCGGGCCTGTTCTTCCTTGATGCGTGCGCGCAAATGATGCGCGAGTGCTACTTCCATGCTTACGCTCCTAATCCAGTGGAGGACTTAGTCACTGCAATGCCAGCCTGAAGGCCGGAAATCTTCTCTTGAGTGCTGGCGCGGACATTCTCTGCGACCAGTTTGGCGCCGATTTGCGCGCCTGCGGCTTTTTCAGCCGATGCAATACGTTCACGCTCGATCTGCAAGCGTTGTTGCTCAAGTTGAGCATCCACCATGTCTTTCTGAATCTTGCGCTGCTGCTCAGCTTGCTTGATCTGCAGTTCCTGCATCTGCATTTGAATAACAGGGTCCTGCATCTGCTGCTGAACTTGCTGTTGCTGCGCTTCGCTTTGATTCTTCTGAAGAAGTTTTTGCGCAGCTTGTGCGACCAGACGCGAGAGATTCACTTCCACGTCATCCGGCAGATTCTCTTCAGTAGGCAGCGGTACGCCAAGTTGTTGCTCGATCTGGTTACGGTACGAGAAGGCCACATGCTCAGCAATATGCGCCATACCAGCAGCAATGATTGCTTGCCCGTTGGGGTGCATCTTGAGAATAGCCATGATCTTCGGGTCTTCACCGAAGGACATGTGGGCAGCGACGTGTGCGTCGTGATCTTGATGAGCGAACGCCTTGATGGGCTCGCCACGCAACAGCGCCATGTTCTCGCTAACCGGATCGGCGGGTTTGATGTCGTCCTTCATCGGCACGAGCTTGTCTGCGTTACGCACACCAAGGGCTTCAACCATCTGACGGTGGAGCAACGGCAGGTCATAGAGCTGCGGCGCAGTCTGAGATAGTTGTTGGACAGCTTGGTATTGCGCGATGCGCTGACTCATCGTCGACGCGTTAGGGTCCGACACCGGGATGATCTCCACAATGTCGTAGTCTGCCCGCTTGGCTTTCCGTCCCTCCGGTGCGTCCGCGTCATAGTTGTAGTCATCGTCAGTGTTGTTTTTGACAATTTCCTTGATGATGCGAAATTCGCACTTCATCGCCGCATGAACACGAGCCTGAATTGCGCTCATGGTTTTGAGCGTACGCTCCAGTACGGCAAGCGTAGAGCCGACCGGCGCATTAGGCTGCATGTCAGCCACGTTCACATCGGCTACCGCGGCAAAACGACGGCCTTCGCCAACGATATTCTCAAGAAGAGAGTAGAGAACACCAGACGGTTCTTTGTACGGCAACGGCAAAATGTTGTCGCGAATGGTGCCGCTAGGAACATCCACATCACGGAATTCGCCCGGAGCAATGGGCGTATCGTCGCCTTTGATGCGAAGACCACGTGACTTGAGGCCGCCAGGAAGGTTGGACAGCGAACCCGCATCAACCAACTGGCGCAGTACTGACGTTGCGCTCTTGGCGAAGCCACCTACGAGGTGCACAAGGCCCATTCCGTAGAAGCCAAAGCCAGGGACGTAGGTGTACTGCGAAAAGTGCGTGCGGCGCAACTTGTTGGGGTCCGTTTCTTCCCAGTTACGGTAGACCGCCAAAATAGTACCCGTGCCCTTGTCCATGTGGACTACGTAAGGCAGCTCAATTCCCGTCTCGTTGCCGTTCTTGTCCGTGTCCTCGTGGCCGGGGACATCAAGGTCGATGTGCATCTCGATGATGGTATAGCGGTCGTCGCTTGCCGCGTCGATCCCGGTCGAGTCGCTCTTGCTGTCCTCAATCTCGCTGGCGTCTGCCTGCGGATCACCAAGGTCCACATCCCGATAGAACCCAGCTACCTGTAGCTTGCGCAGCTCGTTCTTGGTTTTCTTCATCCGGTGCGCATAGCGCGGAGCCATCGCGAGGTCCGTTGCGCCATACGGGGCTACGAAATCTTCAGGCGGGACGAAAAGTGCGACCGGACGGTCAAGCGTAGGGTCGAAATAGACCTTCTTAAAGCCGCTGCCCGCCACGGCGAGATTCCATAGCAGGCGCTCGTGCTCAGCACGATAGTCCACCATCTTCTCGGTGAGGTAGTAGTTCATGTCGTCACGGACGCGCTCTGCGGCGTCTTCTTTCTCACGTGTGACACGACCTACGATTTTTGTTTTGACCGGACCAGAGGCAGGCATCACCTCAGTGATGGTTTCCGATACAAACCGTACTGCAGCTTCCGAGAGCAACGGGTGATACACGCCGCAAGCGCCGTCCCAAGGCTCGGTACGTTCCTCGATTTTCAAACCCAACAGGTCAAGGCCATCCTGATAAGTCTTTTCCCAATCACTGCGCGCACGAAGGTCTGTCTCATAGGCGTCGCTGACTTCTTCTGCGATAGCGCGCAGGGCGTCTTCATCAAGGAACTCAGCAAGGTTCGCGTTAAAGTCTTCTGCCGTAGCAGGTGCCGGAGTCAGCTCAATCTCAAGGCCATCAACACCGATGGTCACAGAGTCCGGATTCTCGATTTCAATCTCGATGGGCATATCAGAAGCGAGTGCTTCTCCCGTGGGAGCGGCGTACAGACCTTTGTCGATCATGGTAAATTCCCGGAGATAATTTTCATGACTATAACTCAATAATAAGCTGCTTTGCGTGGCATGAAAGGTTCAGCATCGTATCGGTCGGTATTGAGTGCAATGAACCCGCCCGTTCTGAATTTGAGCAACGACATGATAGTGCTATCGACAAGGTCGTCGTGCGACATTGCCGGGAACCCACAAACTTCGTCTACAACCTCCTCGGCCCATCGACGCCCTACTGGGTACCACACCATGCCTGACGCAAAAATGTCCGAGACAGAGTTGAGGCGTGCAACCTTATCCCCCGTACCACGATGCGGTGTGAACTCCTGCACCGGAATACCCGCTGCGCGCATCTCTTGGTAGAGAGGCGTACCAGAACTCTTTTTTTCGACCACAAACCAATCGGGTCTCCACTCCTTGTATTCCTCATACGCACGACGTTTTAGCTCAGGAAACTCCATCCGCTCCTTGATGGCGTTGAGCAGGATGATCGCGGCCTCTTCTTCGCCTTGCTCGTTTGTACGATAGAACACGCCCCATGTCGTTATGGCAGTGAAGTCGGCACGGTTGTTTTTCTCCGCTGCGGCGTCAAGACTCATAATGATGTATTCACACGGAGGAGGGTCGTCTTTTTCCCACTTCTGCCACCAGTCACGCTTGATGATCGCAGCTTCCGCACTAGTCGGGTTCTGCATGTATTGCGCGTTCCACTGGAACGGCGGCATGACGGCTTTGGTTTTTAGCAGTGACTCAAGTGTCCATTGCTCTGGCCAGAGAGACCTCTGATCATAGGACCCTTCGTTGAGAATAGCGGGAAATTCCACTACTTCCCACTGGTCGCCGTCTGGATTGCGCACCATGTCTTGCACAACACGTCCAGTAAGGTCTGAAGCTGACCAACGAGTCATAACAAGAGCTACACGGCCTTCTGGCATCAGACGTGTACGTGCACCGTATGTATACCAGTCATACGCCTTGTCGAATACCTCGTAGTTGCCGTTTAGCACATCTTGCTCGTTGTGCGGGTCATCGATAACCAGGAGGTCGCAGCCTCTACCGGCCAAAGCACCGCCAACGCCCACGGCGAAATACGTGCCTCCTTTGTTCGTATCCCATCTACCCGCCGATTTGCTGTCTGCAGCGAGGGTTACATCAGGGAAAACTTGCTTGTATTCCTCAGACGAGACTAGGTTTCGCACTTTTCGACCGAAGTCCACTGCGAGATCAGCAGTGTGAGACACCATCATGATCTTTTTGTCTGGGTAGTTGCCGATAAACCACGCGGGGAAGTAGATGGAAGTCAGTTGTGACTTACCAAAGCGTGGGGCAATGTTCACCGCTATGCGGCTTTTTTCGCCATTGGCCATGTCTTCCAGCAGTTTTGCTAGGTGCCTGTGATGTGCACCGATTTTGTAGTTCGCATCAACTCGTTGAACGAACTCAAGTAGGCTTGTACGAGCTTTTTCTGCGCGTCTACGTGCAGTTAGCTCCTTGATTAGCTCAAGAACGCGCGATTGTTTGTCTTTAGGCAGCTTGTGGATGTTTGCAAGAGCCTGACGTATCTGTTCTGGCGACCAGTTTGGTAGCAGATCAACTTGTGATGTCGTCGATTGCATCTTCAATATCTCTGGCATCGGGGGTGAAGAGCGGTATCCCCTCTCCATCTGCGCTCGTTTCAACAACGTCGGTAACTTCTTCTTGGTCGATAAGCACGGACAAGTGCGACTCAAGCTCTTGTTGGATGTCTTTTTCGCTCCTATTGGTCACGACAAGTTCTTTACGTTCCGTGAATAGCCCTACCTCTGTGATCTTTCCGAGCATTTCAAGCGCACGCATCCTGATCTTGGGGTCGGGATTGTCACTTTCTTCTAGCAAACGGTTGGTTACGTAGGCACGCAGCTGGCGTGCCTCGTCCACGACTTCGTAATCGTAGGTTGAAAGCAAAGCTTCCAGCTTGAGGACTACTCCTGGTCGCTGTCGCTCTGTTTTAGTCGGAGCACGCCCGTCACGCACAATCTGGCGGGCCAGATTTTCATCATCTTCAGTGATGTTTAGGGGCGCACCTAACTGCACTTCGGCAATAGCAGTCACGGCAGCAACGTGAATACGTTCCCGCTCGCTAAGGGGTGGTAGCGGCGTGATAGGCACGCGCTCAATTGGAGGTACGTGAATTTGAGTATCTTCCATTGCAGGACCCTGTATTGTGCCCAGTAAGCGCATGGTACCACAGGAAAAAGGGTGCACCCCATAAACAAATCTTAAAACAGCGGGCCTCTGAAGGGGGGTGGGGGTCTTTTTAAACAGACTATGACAAATAGGAAAAACGTAGTTAAAATTGGAATCGTGGGAGTGAAACACCATGTATTACACGGATGGAACCACGCGGCAATTTAGGGGGGTGGGGGTCGTCACTTGCGCCATGCGTCGCGCGCGATGGGGTGGGGCTTGTGCTCTAAATTTAGAGGCCGGATTGACCGTAAAGATCTTTTGGCGTATAATGGGGACCATGCTGTGTATGACGCGCAGCATGCCTAGGCACCCCGCCTATCCTTACCGGAGAAACATCATGGCAAAGAAAACGACTTCCGCTTCCCTTCCTGCTGGGGTTACTGCAGAACAAATTACAGCGTTCGTCGCAGCGCGGGAAGGCAAAGCCCCCGCGCCCGCGAAGGGGGTGTTTTTCCTTGAGCGCGAGCACAAGGGCCAAGCGCCTACCAGGATCACCGCGATGCGAGCGCCTGATATCAAAGAATTGCACGTCGGTGAGGCATTGCTACGCGGAGTAGCTGGCGCCTTCTTGCTGAATGGTCCCGATGAGGGCCTGTTGAAGAACACTTGGGGCGAAAGCCTCAAGTCGCATCGCAGCCTTTACGTGAAACTGTGCAAAGAGGTACAGCCGGCTTCAGCGCGCGCTGCATGGAACGTCGCGGTGGAGGCAGCGGAAAGGAAGCGGGAAGTTTCTTTGTCCGGCCTCGTCCGGGCTTGCAAGGAGGCCGGGCTGATCGCGAAGGGTGAGAGCCCCGCGAAAAAAGAAGAGACGACCGAGTCCGATGCGCGTGCTCTCGCGCGTCAGATTGTGGCGATCTTAAGCGCCAAGGTGTCGCCCGCTGCGAAGTTGAAAGCGATAGCGGAGCTTCACGAGGTGAAGGCTGTCATTGACGAAAACCTCTAAAATTAGAGGTATGTGCGCCCCGAAAGGGGCGCACTGCCGCAAGCAGCACGATCGGCCCGCGCAAGCGGGCTTTTTTACGCCCGCGCAAGCGGGTTTTTTT